CGCTCATTCTGCCTGTCCAAAGGCATGAAGGATGTGCCGGAGTTTGTAGCAGACATCAAGGAGTCTGTTGCCAAGCGTCTGGTGGAAATATTCCCAGAGGTAATTGAATTCAGCCTTAACAAATAATCATATGAATTCTTGCAATTATCAGATTCCAAAAGTTGCAAATATAACTCCTCATATGTTTATACAACAAAATGGAATAAAACTTAAAATAAGTGGGCAACAAAAAGAAAATGGTGGGATTAGATATTGGGCTGAAATGCCAAATGTACGATACGAAGCAGCCTATGGAATTTTAATGACTCCCCATACTGTCAAACCTTACAATTCTTGGGAAGAGGCAGCATGGAAATGCATTTTAGATTTATGTGGAAGAAAAATTTTCATTGGAGAAAGCGTAATTTTTCGTGTTTGTATTTCTTTGGCAAATCTTTTTCCATTACATTTGCATTTTAAATGTATTGAAGTTCCATTTTTTAAAAAGGGAGAATATAATTCAAAACAAATTGTATTAATAAAAAATAAAAATCCTAATGAATAAAGATATGACCGACGAACGCGAAAACAAGATGTCTGGCAGTGCAATGGCGACATACGCCGAGTGCGCCGGAAAATACCAGTTAGAGATTGCCTGCCCTCCCAGCGAGGGCGGTGCGGCGGCGGACATGGGTACTCGTATCCATGCCTACCTAGCCGGAGAGGAGATCACTCTGAACGACGAGGAGCAGGCAATCGCTGATCGTTGCAAAGCAGAGTACGCAGAGATCCTAGAGACGCTTAATTTCGGAGAGCCGGATCATGTCACCATTGAAAAGCGTCTATGGTACGGCGATATCTGGTCAGGCCAGATCGATCTGATCCTGCACTGGGGCGACAAGGTGCTGATCGTTGACTGGAAAACAGGCCGAGTCGGGACAGGGAATTCAGCCGCCGATAATATCCAGTTACGAGCCTACGCTGTTCTTGTCCGCAAAAATCTGAACATCAAGGAGGCATATGTCGCCATCGTCCAGCCGATGGCTCAGAAGTACACGATTGCTCATTACGACATAATTGACCTAATCGCCGCAGAACACCAGATACAGGGCATCGTCGAGGCCGCAATGCACCCTGACGCACCAAGGACACCAACCCCATCCGCCTGTAAGTATTGCAGGGCTAAAGCGATTTGCCCTGAAGCTGGTGGAGTTGCCACAGATCTTGCGGTATTCACACCATCGCAGGTTCCGGCACTCAGTAACGAGGCTATAGCCGACTTTCTTGATAAGGCGGACGTTGTAGAGGCTTTTATCGAAGCTATCCGCGACGAGGCCAAGACTAGGCTTCTTAAAGGCGAGGAGATCGCCGGACGCAAGCTGGCATCAGGACGCACCAGCCGGAGCCTAGAAGACCCAGTTGAGGCATTCAAAGCCCTAGAACAGCATTTGACCCCAGAGCAGTTCACTTCTGCTTGCAAGGTATCGATTCCGCAACTAGAAAAGATTTTTGCCACAACCTATAATATGAAACCAACGGCGGCGAAAGACTCCGTTGCAGGATTGTTAGAGGATGTGCTAGTGACGAAAACTGGATCTGCCATGATGGTACGATGCAAAAAGGAGTAGTAAACCCAAAAACAAAACACACATATGTCCGATAAAATGACAGAGAAAGAGTTAGCTATTGTTTCTGCTATTGCGGCAGAAGCTGTTGATGTCCTCTTGTTGCAAGGAGATGTTTTCCAAGCACAAGAAATTGTCGAGAATCGTATTCAGTTCCTTGTCGATGCTGAGTTGATCGAAGTCGAGGATGGTTCCGAAATGATTCGGACTGTTCTGCATATCGCTCTTGATGCGCTGTTAGATACAGACGAAGAAGAGGACGAGTGCTAAGATTGCGACGAGAGGGCTTACTAATCATGGAATACGACAACAAAAATACAGGTGCAGCGTTCTTGAAAGAGAATGTAAACCCGAAGGCTCCGAAATGGGCAGGCCCACTCAACGTGGACGGAAAGGACTATCAGGTCAGCATCTGGGAGAAGACTTCCAAGGGCGGACTGGATTTCCTTTCCTTAAAGGTTGAGCCACCACGCCCGAAGGGTGAGGGGTATAAGCCGAAGCAGAAGGCAGACGACTCTGATTTGCCTTTCTAAAAATGAGTGCAGTAGTTTCCAAGAAAGGCGTTAAGGATAACGACATATTCATGTGCGACGATTGTTCTGATCCTATCTCCGGCACTCGCGTAATAAACGGAGAGATGGTCTACTATGTCAAAGAGGATCGTAGCAACCCCAACAATAATCGCTATCGATGCGCCGATTGTGCCGATGACCTATGGGCAAACTACTAAGATAATGAAGCCTCTCTCCTTTGTAATTCCGACTGAGCCAAAGAGCCTTCAAAACTCAGGACGCAAGGTCATGTGCAAAGGGGGGAGAGCTATCTTCTACAAAGCTCCAGAGGCTAAGGCATGGATCAAGGTTGTAGGATTCTACGCCAACCCCCATGTCCCCAAACAATACATTGATGGCCCAATCAGCCTCACTTTATGCTTTGTCATGAAGCGGCCTGTAGCACTCAACGGAAAGAAGCATAACCAAGGACGTATTCCTGCTGACAAGCGTCCTGATTGCGACAATATGGCGAAATGCACGACCGATGCATTGCAGGGATTCTGGCTAGACGATGCCAGCATCACAGAGTTAAATGTATCCAAGTGGTACGCAGCAAAGGGCGAGATGCCCAAAATCGAAGTAACAATAAAACCCATAAATACAGAAAAACATGAAGATTCCTTTCACTCAGTCTGAGCTGATATTTCAGCCAATCCAGCCGGAGCCACCAGAGAGCCGCATCTACAAGCGGTTTGAAAAGTTCCATTCCGAAAACCCAGAGGTCTACAATAACCTTGTTCGACTCGCTCGCGAGTTTCGCCGCAAAGGATCAAACCATAATCGTAAGCTGGGTATCGCCATGATGTACGAAGTTCTCAGGTGGAACTATTACATGACCGTTGACGCTGGCGACGAAGAGTACAAGCTCTCCAATGATTTCCGCGCACCCTACGCACGCCTTATTATGGATCAGGAGCCTGATCTGCAAGACGCATTCAACATCCGTTGCTCAGTAGTCGATTAAAATATATGAAACCAAACGAAGCATTCAAAAATTGGTACGCCACAGAAGGCGTAAGGACACCAGCATACCCTGTGGAGGGAGAGACATCACTCCATGAGGAGTACCAGAAGCTGGCATACTTTGCAGGCTACAAGGCCGCTATCGACTACTGCGCGGCGGTTGTTGACAAGGTCGGCCTTGAGCTTGGGAAAACCTCTTGACGAAGACGATCTGAATCAGTAAATCTTTCGTAGGCCGTGAAAAGCCTATTAAACCAATGAAAAACAATTTAAGCCTCAGTTTTCTTGCGAGCCGATTCATTGCGGCAATTTTCACCGTAGGAAGACTGGGGCTTGTTTTTTAATTATTATGGACGACTGCAAAGACACACGAAACCACCTCACTTTTGAGGAATGGTTTGCCAAATCCGGCTACTCAGAAGACGAGAAGAATCACCTGCAAAATGCGTACAATTACGCACTCGCTGATGGATTTAAAAAAGGACTAGAATATGCCAAGTAGAATGTTACGAGACTGGTCAGACAGCTACGCTATGGATGGGATATCTCCAGAGGCAGAGTCTTTATTTGTTCGCCTGATTATGAAGGCAGACGATTATGGAAACTTCCATGCAGACGACCGAATCGTACTTAGCATCTGTTACCCATTAGGCACGAAGATTAACATTCAGCACGCACTATTGGAGCTTGCAGATAGGAAGCTAATCAACTTCTACAAGAACAATGACCGATTATATCTTTCGATAATGAAGTTTGGTCAAAGACTCAGGCATACGAACAGGAAGTTCCCTGATCCAGCCGCCGAGTTCTCATATATACCAGATGCAGTATCTCTCTTTAGCGATGTCAGCGTGCATAATTCTGCCGCACCGATGCCGCAAGATTCTGACAATCCGCCGCAGATTGCCGCAGATTGCCGCAACTTGCCGCCTGAAGTAGAAGAGAAGAGAAGTGAAGTAGAAGTAGAAGAGAAGAGAAAGGATCGAAAGCCATCGCCTGCGGCTCAGGTGATCTATTCTGAAGAGTTCCAGTCATTCTGGAACGCCTACCCATGTAAGGTAAGTAAGCTCGCTGCTTTCAGGGAGTGGGAGAAGGCAATGCCAGATATTAACATCTGCCTTAAAGCGGTTAGCGACCAGATAGCTTGGAGAGAGAACGCAACTAAGGATGAGTTCAGGCCTCCTTGGAAGCACCCAGAGAGATGGATCAAATATGCCTGCTGGCACAACGAGGTAGAGACACCACAACAGGAGGACGCATCATGGACTTTCATCAACTAGCAGAATCGCCGGACAGGGAGAACCTTCCTCCATTGCCGGATTCACCAACCGAAGTCTGGATCATATCATCCATGCTCCAGTGGCCCAAGGACAGCATAGAGCCAACTAAGTCAGAGCTTCCATCAGATGCCTTCAGGACTCCGGCGCACAAGGAGATCGTCGAGGCAATCTACAGCCGTTTCGACGAGGGTCTTCCATGCTTCCACAGCGACATCCTGCACCACTTCCATGTTACTGGCGAGAGATGGATCTTTGACAAGCTGACATCAATCATGTTCGACCTACCACAAGGATGGTCAACGACTCGACTTGATGACCCTCGCCGGATAGCCAGACTAAAGCACAACTACGAGTCTTTTGCCCTATGGATTGCAACATCCAAGGCCAAGAAAATGTTTGAGAGGGGAGAGATCAGCAAGGAGGAGTATGTGGAACAACTCCAAATCGCAACCCTATCGGAGTCAAAGTCAAAGAGCGCGACCATGACCATCAAGGATGCGGCTGGCGCGGCTATTTACGAATTGGAAGAGATCATGAAACTTAAGGGTGCGCTTCGCGGCGTTCCAACGGGTCTACAAACGCTCGACAAGGTAACTTCGGGGTGGAGGGGCGGGCAACTCATAATCCTCGCCGCTAGGCCGTCCATAGGTAAAAGCGCACTTGCTGTGAATATGGCAGTATCAGCGGCTAGGTTTAACAAGCACGCCTGCATATTCACGCTTGAGATGACAGCAGCCGAGCTTTCAGTACGGATGATCTGCGGAATGGCTAGGGTAGGCATGGATGAGGTAATGCAGGGAGAGATGTCAAAGCATCACCTACAGGCATACTCCAATGCCCACAGGCAGGTTCTGGAATTACCCATAACAATCGACGAGACATCTGCAATATCGATCTCATCACTCAGGGCTAGGGCTAGGGCAATCCATGAGAAGAAGCCGCTAGACCTAATCCTAGTTGACTACCTCCAGCTCTGCACTGGAACAACCAAGAGAGCCATGCAGAATCGCCACCTTGAGGTAGCGGAGATATCCGGCGGACTAAAATCGTTAGCCAAGGAGCTAAATGTGCCAGTGATAGCCCTTTCACAGCTTAACAGGCAGATGGAGCAGAGAAAGGACGCTCGACCAATGCTTAGTGACCTGAGAGAGTCGGGATCAATCGAACAGGACGCAGACATAGTTCTGTTACTTCACAGGAAGAAGGAGAAACCATCAGAAGACGCAGAGCTATTCGTAGCAAAGAACAGATCAGGACAAGCCGGAGTTGGTATTCGACTATGGTTTGATGGCCCAACAACAACATTCACAGACCACCTATAAAACTAATGAAACTACTACAACAAATCTATTGCCTGTTCAAAGGCCACTCGCTAATACTTCAAACACACAAGCGAAACTACAAAACCCGATTCGTCAAGTGCCTTCATTGCGGAGACATTTGGCCTGTTTTATAAATAAATATGAAAAAGTACAAAACAATCAAGGGAGTCATGCAGGACTATATTCAAGAGACTAATGATCAAATCATTAAGATGGACACGCCAAGAACTGACGCTCTCATGCAGGGAGGGTGCATAGCCATAGGCATCCTTGAACACGCCAGAGAGCTGGAGCGAGAGCTAACAGAGGCTCAGGCCATCAACAACAAAGTAACTAAGGAGCTTTGGATGTGGAAACATGGCGAGATGAGGGTAGAGCGATTAGTTAAAGAGCTAAACGCAACTCGCGCCGCTTTAGAGCAGATGACCGAGGACGCAGTTCGCATGAGGAACTTATTAGAATAATTATGAGCAAGCCAT